GGTGTAAGCAATGCTTCCATACCTTTATGTACAGCACGAACATCTGCTTTGTATGTCCTACCTTCAAAAGACTTTTTACCTACATCATAAGATGAAAGACTTGGCATGTCTGCAAAGTCTCCTATCTGTACTATAACGTCTGGTTGTTTGTCTACTATGTATTTACCAATCCAAGTCAAGTAATCTAATTTAATCCCAGGTTTAACCTGAGTATCTGGAATGACTAGATGTTTCATTGTAACGTCTCCTTATCTAAATCGAACTCCATTTGAGCGAGCTCGTTCTTCTCATCTAATACGGTCTTGATAATACCTTCACGTATTAAATTCTTTATAGCATGGTCCATTAAGAATTCGGCTTCTACAGCATCGACCGAGAAGTCGAAGTCGTATGAACCATCATCATTTTTAACTAAGTTTTTTATAATCATTAATCCAATCCTTACGATAATCTAACCACAAGAAACCATTCTTTTCTGCCCACATTGCATATGTAGTTTTAGAACGTTTGGTTATCTTGTTGTCAGGGTTCATAAATAAAAAGATAATGGTTATATTAGGGTTGTGTTCTTTAAACCATACCATCTTTTTTCTAGTTTCTAAATCTAACTTACCCTTTGCTTCAATATAAACTAACTTTCTGCCTGTCCTAAAGTCTGGTGTATATGTTCTTTCTATTGCAGGCTGTGTATATTTATATGAATTACTTTCGTATTTTGTTTTAGGAAATGCCACACGAAGTTCTTTCCATACTTTACTTTCAAACTTACTCTTGAAGACTGGCATGGTATCGCACCTCGTATGGTTCATTTAAGTTTCTAAGTATCCAAAGACAATTTGCATTCATAAGAAACTCATCATCATTTCCATACTCATGTAATACTTTTGTTAGCATTGCTTGTTCTGATTGACAGTCTGCTAGTATTACTTTAGCTTTCTTGTCACCAATTTTTTCTATGCCACGGATGTTATCTGTCCTGTCACCTTTTAGGCACTGCTCATAGAATAACCGTAGTCCTTCTAGTTCGCTCATGTCTGTCCATGTGTCAGGTCTTGACCACCCTTTACCGTTTATTTCCCAGCTGAAATGTTTGCCAGGGATTTGCAGTAGGTCTTTGTCTAGACTGCAGATGATTGTATCCTGTTCTTGGTTGATTCCAAGTAGGTCATCTGCTTCTAGTCCGTCTGTAGCTACCTCTGCATTTAGTTGTTCCACTGCCCATGCTCTTAGGTCATCTAAGTGTTTAGGCTTTGGAGCAGTACGGTTAGCTTTATACTCTGGATAGTATTGTTTCCTAAAGTTAGTAGGACCAGTAAGGAATGCTCGGTAAGAGTCAGCGTTTGTTTTCTCAAGTATCTGGTCAAACAAATCACTGGCTCTAAACTGAGCAATACCAAATGGGTCTTCCTCTGCACTAGCTGCACATCGGAAGACTACAATATCCATGTCAATTAAAGCTTGCATTATAAAGGAATGTCATCTGCCATGTTATCAAAACTAGGTGCAGCGGATTGCTGACCTAGTACAAATGCTTCATACTTCTTGGCTAACCCAATGACATCTAGTTCTGTAATTGGTTTACCATGTGTAGCTAACGTTGATACTGCGTTGGCTAATGAGCTTTGTCGTACAATCATTACTTGTCGTAATGCTCGTTCTTCTTTAGTCTCATAGTTACTACCAGTAACTCGTGTAGCTCCAGCTGGTTTAGCAGTTGCACTAGCTTGTGCTACTCTAGGTGCAGGTGCATCTTCACCATCAGCTAATACTCGTGTCCAATTCCAGTAGCCAGCTTCATCTTTCTCTGCTACTACATTTACAATGTCACCTTTCTCCCATGTCTGTGCTGATTTAAACACATCAGGATTACTAAACGACATTAGTTTTTTACTTTGTACTTTACCTTCATTGTTTTTGTATGTTACTTCAACAGACTGATATTGTCTACCATTACGAGTGGTTGCAGTACTAGGTTGTGATACATCAATAATATCTAATTGCATTCTACAATCTCCATGTTACCCCATGTAGGACCGACTTGACATTCGACTCTCATGGGAAGATTAAACTCATGCCCAAATAACTTTTGAAAGTTCTTAGGCACATCTTCAAAACAGTCATTAACTATCTTGACTATACTATTAGTATAACATAGTTTATCATCATAGTCAAGTATAATAGAATCATGTACTGTGTTGACCATCTTGACTCCTTGATGACTAGCGAGTCTATTCTTTAAACTAACTCTAGCAATGGACATAAGGTCAGCCCCTAGTCCTTGCACTGGATAGTTAAGAATCTTAGTGCGTGGGTATTTAACACCCCACTGTGTTACTTCAGGTTCATAGTAATACTCTCTCCCTGTAGGCATAGTTAACTTACGGTCTCTCTTAGCAAGAAACATTAACCTATCATGCCAAGCTTTAAGTCCATCATACTTAGCATAGAACTGGTCAATGACATCTTGCCAGAAAGTTTCGTTACCAGAAAAATTAGGGTCGTTAGCATACGAGTATGCACTACCACCATAGATAAGTCTGAATACAAATGTCTTAGCAATCAGTCTAGATGGTAAACCAAACCTAGCTTGATTGTCTGAGTGCATGTCAGTGCCATCCCATATCTCTTTGATAGCTGTTTTATCTTGTGATAGGAACGCTGCTCCTACCCACTCTAGTTGTTTAGCGTCTGCTTGTAGTAACATTATAATATATGTTCCATTGGTTGCACTGATGATTGCCATTCATCAATGATAACTTCTTGTTCACCACTACAATCTACTACTTTAGGTTTACTTATAATAGCTAGTATCATAAGTACACATAAAGCAAACACAAGTGAAGCTACTAATTTAAACATTGTTATACCTACTTGTAAATAAAGTTTTAATTTCACCGTCAAAGTTTTGTAAGTTAGGTCTACTACTTGACAGTCTGCCTGTTCGTGCTACACATTGGTTCAGTTGTCCATGTATCTCTCCTTTATTCCAGTTGTTTTCATCAATGAGTTTAACTAGACCTTGGTAGTATGTTGACTTCCGTTTCTCTAGTTCAGCTCGCGTTAGTATTGTTTGCAGTATTTCTTTGCCTTCATTATTTGGCTTAAGACTGCGTAAAGTTTTTTCATCAGTAGAATAGAAACCATCTTTTTGTAATTCACTTCCTTTTAAAGGTACCATTCGTCTGGGTAACTCGACTTCGTATTCTTGCCACGCAAGTTTCTCTTGACCCTTCCTAGCTCCAGATTTATACCATCCAACAGGCACCTGATGACGAAGTTTAATCCTCCCACCATAAAGGAAAGAGCTAAGATGCTCATTGCTGTTGGGATTAAAATCAGTAACACCGTGATGTTGAAAAAGTTTCTTATCAAGCTTGTCAATTTGTTCTTCAAGTTCGTCTCCTAATACAATTGATTTGTTGTAGTTATATATTATACCATTAAACTCCATCTCTTGCAAGACTAGTAAGTCTTGATTGTGTAGACTTACAAGTCGTTTGAGATGTGGTTTGTTGTTTAGTTCTTCCATCTGCTTTATCATTATCTGTTCTGTAAGATTTACATCTTGTGTTAGATAATCACGCAGTAGTTCCTCTGGTACTTCCGTTGTATCTATACCGTTGTTCCAGTACTGTGACTTGACTTCATCTAGTTTGCTTTTTAGATTGTAGTACTCAGCTACAGCATTAAGACTAGGGTATGGATTTTGTTGACCTGTAAGAATGAAATGCACCAGCTGACAGTCCCATACTCGGGATGCGGTCAGGTTAATCCCGTACCTAGCCAGCCAGTGCAAGTCAAACTTAAGGTTGAACCCTACAATCATTGAGCTACTATCCACTGTATCTTGGATAGTCAGGAGTAAGCTCTTGTAGGGCTCAGGGCTAAACTCTATGTCGTATAAATCTACCTGTTGGTTTCTCCCAAGACCAACATAACATAACTTGTTTGTCATATCAAAAGGATTACCTTTGTTTGATATAGTTGTTTCTACATCTAATACTATATGGCTCATCGTATGTCCTCGTATCTTGCTATCTCAGGTTTGATTAGTATCTGTCCTTGACCATGTCTCATATCAGGTAGTGTATCTTCATCACCTACTAGCTTGTTCTTTGTTATGTTAAAGTATCTCATTCTACTTGTGTTGTCTTGTTCTTTACCTATGCCTAGTATCCAGTCTGCTTCACCTTGCTTTGCAGTTTTACTACTGTCTACCATATCCATGGTCAGCCACAGTTTGCCTTCAGCCTCGCCTGATGCTTGGCTGATGGCAATCACTGGGGCATGTGTCTTAGCTATTTCTCTAGCCCATTGGTATATTTGTTTTAGTTCAAGGTCATTACGGTCTGCTTTAAATCCTTTTATTTTATCAATTTGGTCGAAGATAATCAAGGCTGGATTACTAGCTTTGATTATTTCTTCTATGCGTTTGTAGTTACTAGAGTCTACAGTGTCAAGTAATTTAATTCTATTACCTACTTCGTCTTTGTATATACCATTGTTAGAGGCTTTAGTATCTCTAAGTTGTTGTAATGTTTGACCAAAATAGGCTTGGTATATTCTAAATGCTACTGCTTTGCCATCTTCTTCGTTGTTAAACCAGAGTATATCACCATCAGTTTGTTTAATCATGTGTGTTATTTCAGAAGCAAGGAAGGTAGTCTTACCAGTCTCAGGTCTAGCAAATACAAAACCAAAGTTACCTTTACGTAAAGAACCAAGAGACTTGTT